CGCCGCCGCGCAGAGATGAGCGTAATGCAGGATCATGCGGCGATAGCTCCACTCGGGCGGTCCCGCATAGATCACTTCGGTGCCAGAGACAGAGAAATGCGAAGGCTGGGCCGCGCCGATGAAGGCACTAAGGCCAGTATCGAGCGTGGCCGTCTTGTCGGGCGAGCCCGCCTGTCCCGGTGCGGGATTGCAGGTGATGCGGCCGCGCCAGGGATAGGCGGGCTGGCCCGTCGCCCCGGTATAGGGATCAATGAGCGTGTTGCCGGCCGGCACGTCCATCAGGATGAAGGGATAGAAGCTGATCTTCAGTCCGCGCGCCTTGAGATCGGCAATGGCGCGGATGACAGACGCATCGGAAGGCGTGCCGCCATAGGCAGGGCCGCCATCGACGCTGCTCACGACATGCGCGGACCCACGCGCGATCCCTGCCACGCGCCACTCATGCGGCCTCGTCTCCTTGAGCGGCACCTCGACACCGGGCTTCAGCGCACAAGAGGCACAATCCAGCGAGGTGCCGAACCAGGCCACGACCAGCGAGGCACTCGACAGATTGGGGCACACGGCCTGCAGCGTATCGAGCGAGACGGTCCAGTCGCTGCGGCCTGCTTCGGCGTGGGCGTTCTCGGGCTCGGTGACGCCCTCCCCGGGATGCCGTGTCACCACATCGGGATCGTATCCGAACTCGGTTGCGCCGGGGATGATGTTCACAGCCTTCACGGCCTTTGCCGCGCGGCTCACCGGGCGGATCACCTCGAATGAGAGCTGCGGCAGGCGATTGCCGAACTGTTCGAGCGGCAAGCGCTCGAAGACGACATAGGCGAGGCCGCGATAGGCTGGCGCATTGCCCGCACCTTCCTTCGCGGTGATCAGGCTGTCGGGTGCTTGCGATTCATGTCCGCGATGAAGCCGCCACGTCACGCCATCAGGGTCAAAGGGCTTGCCATCGGCCCAGATGCGGCCGATGCCGGCAACCGGACCTTCGGCCAGCGCCACGGCGAAGTTCGCGAAGTAGCTGTAGGTGGTGACCTTCGTCTTCGCACCGCCGCCACCGCCCTTGGCGCCCGACTTTTCCGTCTGTGTGCTGATGACCTCCTCGAAGTTCGTGGCCCAGATCACCTGGCCGGCGAGGCGGGCCCTGCCCCACACGCGCGGGATCGCCGCGCCTTCGGTCGAGGCCATGATGCGGAGATCGTTGAGACGCGGCCCTTCGGCGCGGCGCGTGCCGCCGCCGAACAATCTTTGGTCGATCAGGTTGCCGGCAATGGCACCCGCCGCGCGGCCGATCGCTGCGCCCAGCGGGCCGCCGATCAGGCCACCCAGGGCAGAGCCTGCATAGGATAGGACAAGTGTGGCCATGGCTGTCAGACTTCAGGAAAGGCAAAGGCAAAGGCGGCACGGCGCCGCCACCAGCCGCAAAGCGGCACTTCGCAGACTCCCGTTCCTTCCTGCGCATGGATCATCATGTTGCCGGGCGCGGTGATCACGGCATGTCTCGCCGGAAGATGCGGGCGAAAGCGGCAGAGGAGCAGCAGCCCGTGTCCGCCGTCGGTTGCTACACGTTCCATCATGTGGCGGCGCGCGGCATCGGCGAGCGTCTCGCGGCGCGAGGCTTCCGCCCAGTCCGGTGAATAGGCCGGCATTGCTTCGGGCTCGGCGCCGTAGAGCTCGCGCCAGATGCCGCGCACCAGGCCTAAGCAATCGCAGCCCACGCCCTTCAGCGAGGCCTGGTGCAGATAGGGCGTGCCGATCCAGCTTCGCGCGATAGTCACCACGCGGTCATGCATCGCGGCGGCCTCCGTCATTGCCGGCATCGCCGCGCGTGGGGTATGAGGCCACGAAGTCATTGCCCGGCATGTGGGGAAAGCCGCGAAAGTTTGCGCCATTCCCGAATTTCTGGCGACAGGTTAAAAACTGCTTGTCGCAGCCTGCGGTCACCGTGAGGCTGTCACCCGCTTCGATGGCGAAGGGAGCCTCCCGCCAGAGTTCGAGTGTTGTGCCCGATGATGCCGCGACATGCGTCCGCACCGGTGTTGCGCGCCCGGCGTTCGCGCCATTCGTCCAGGTGATGACACCGCCCGAGAACCAGCCCGAGGCATAGGCCTCGAGCCCCATGACCTTCACGATGCGGTTGCGTTCGACCGCGATCACATTGGCCGTTCCACGAAATGCGGGTGAGTCGAGATCGACGCCGCAGCGGGCATCGCCGACGACAGCATCGCAGCCATACTGAAAGACCCGGCCCTGCGGCTGGTTCAGGAGATGTGCCAGGCCGCGCAGTTCCGCCGTGAAGCCAAGCTCGCCATGCGAGACTTCGCCCAGGTGCCCCTTGCGCAGCAGCACGCGCTGCGACACGGCCTGCCAGTTGACGAGCCAGATCTCGATCTCCGCGCCGTCAAAGTCTCCGGCGCGCAGCCTCGTCTCGGTCAGGCGTTCATCGTCAAGTGCTCCCGCCACATCGAGATTGTCGACGGCAAGGCCGAGCCCTGACTGGATCTCGGACCCCGTGAAGCCCGACTGCGCGCGATAGGTGAGCCCGCCAAAGACGAGGTCGCGGTCATGATCGGTGAAGCCCAGCGTTTCGCCATGGCGTGGCACCAGCTTCCAGCACCAGGCCAGCGTCGTGGCGCCGCCATCGAGATGCGCCTGCAGTGCGGGGGTCACGTTTCTCATGCCTTGATCTCGATGATCGCGATGTCGGGGATCTGGCCCGCGGTGAAACTCTGGAGATTGATCGAGAGCTGGTCCGTGTCGAAGCGCACGGGCACATCGAAGGCGAAACCCGCGGTGATTGCCGCTCCTGCGGCAGGCGCCGTCGTGAAGGTGACAAGGCCCGTTGCGGCATCCACGGTGAATGCGGTTGTCTCGATGCCACTCACGGCAGCGCGCACGGTGCCCGCCGCCGGCCTGGTGATCGTCCGCACATAGTCGCGCAGCCCCGAGCCATAGCGCTTCACGAGCTGGAAACTCGTCGCGAGGCCATCGCCCGTGCCGATTGGCTGGTCGAGTGCCGAGACCTGCTGCTGCGGCGGGCAGGACTTCCAGTCGGCGTGATCCTTCCAGCGGAAACCATGAAGACGGCCACGCCGTTCTTCAAAAAAGCGGATCACCTCGTGCAGGTCATCGAGCGACTTCACGCCGAAGCCGGCATTGTAGCGGCGGCGCGAGTGGGCCCAGCGCGTGTTGCGCTCCTCGCGGCCAGAGGCGAGCGTCACGATCTCGGTGCGCCGTTCAGGCCCACCGGTCGCGCCGCGCGAGATCGCGGTTGGAAAGCGCACGTCGTCGAAGGCGATGCTCATCTAGAGGTTCCTCTGGCCGCGCTCGAGCGCCCGCAGCATCAGGGCCGAGACCTGGGACTGCGAGCGGCGAAAGCTCTCTGCGTCGGGCGTCGAGATATTCACGGTGATGTGCGTCGCGCCGCCGCCGCCCCTGACGCCAAGCTTCCCGTCAGCGCCACGCGCCAGCGGCATGATGGCTTCGGGCCCCGCTTCACCGGCGAGTCCCATGCCGCCCCGGAAGGGAAAGAGCAGCGGCGAGTTGATCACGCCGCCATCGGCAAAGGGCATGGCCTTGCCCAGCATGTTTCCTAAAGGCCTCAGCGCGGCCGTGAGGCCCTGGTTCGCCAACGAAAGGGCCAGTCCCCGCAGAACATCCGACAGCTTCCGCCCGTCGATCACCGCGGAGGCAAAGGCCCGCGTGAGCGTATGCCCGAAGTTCTCGCCGAGGCGCGTGAGTTCCGCCAGCTCATCGCGGAGGCGGGAGGTTTCGAGATTGATTTCTTCCATCTTCTTCCTCGTTGTCCTCGCCCCGCGATAGCGGGGAGAGGAAAGGGGCCCGTTGCGGAAGCAACGGGATAGGTGAGGGGCGAACGGATGTTCCTGATGATCGAGGGGGTAACAGGGACGCCCCACATCTCCCCCGTCACTTGCGTGACGGGGCCCCTTCTTCTCCCCTCTCGCGAGGGGCGAAGACTTTGTCTTCTTCCATCAGCCGGCGGAGCGATTTTGCATCCAGCTGCTCCTGGCCGGTGGCGGCGGCGAGTTCCTTGAGCGTCATGGTCCAGAACTGCGCAGGCGGAAGGCGCAACTCGCCCAGACCGGCGCGCATCAGCGAATCCCATGGAAAGCTCATGGATTGAATGTCGCCTTGAGCAGGCGGGCGACGATGGAGATGGCGCCGGCCGCCCCGCCGTCGATCCGCATGGCGGCCACCTCGTGATCCGTCATGGTGTTGCCTGCACCACGGAGCCCCGCGCCGATCAAACGGATCGCATCGCTGGCCGATATCTTGCCGGTTTCGAAGCGCTGGGCGATGTCGAGCAGGTCGGCCCCGCCATAGGCATCTTCAAGTTCGGCAAGAGCGCCCAGTGTCAGGCAGAGTGTCCGGGACTTTCCATCAAGATCCGCCTCGATCTCACCGCGATGACGATTGGCCATCAGATCACCGTGAAGCTGAGCTGGCCCGCCGAGGCAAGGGCGAGTTCAAACGTCATCTCACCGTCATGGCGTCCGGCGAAGTCGAGCGCAGCGATCTGAAACGGGCCTTGCACAATGCCAAAGTCGGGCCGCACTATCTGCCAGTCGCGGATCGTGCCGTCGAAGAAGGCCTGGCGGATCAGTGAATCCGATGCCTGGTCGCGGAAGATGCCCTGCCCCCTGACGCCTGCGGATTTGACGCCCGCACCGGCGAGAAGCTCACGCCACTGCCCGGCGGATTCCTGGTGGGTGATGTCCACTGTCTCGGCATTGAAGGAGAGATTGTTGGCGCGAAGCCCGGCCACGGTGATGAAGCCCGCGCCGTTGTCGAGCCTCAGGAGCAGGTCGCGGCCTTTCTGTGCTGTCATTGGGTTTCCCTGTCAGAGTGGTTCGGTTGCGGCGCGAAAGCGGATCGAGGCGCCGAAGTGCTCGGTGCCCCTGATCCGCGCCACGTTCCAGAAGATGAGTGAAAGATTGACGAGCGCATGCCCGTCGAGGGTCAGCGCGGCACGGTCCAGCGCCTCGCCGATCTCGTGAACGATGCGCTGGGCGAGCGCCCTGCTCCGCTCGCGCGTCGCCACATCGAGGAAGACAAAGTGCTCATGTGCGCTTGCCTCCATGACGCTCCAGTCCCGCGTCTCGATCGCGGCGAAGGCGACGTATGGCGCATGGGCGCCGCGCGGCACTTCGTCGAAGACATGGGCGCCGCCCAAGGCCGAGGTCAGGGGGCCATGGGCCAGCAGGCGGTTGCGCATGGCCTGCTGCAGCGCGAGTGCGGGCGCCGTCACAGCCGCACCTCGCGATAGGCGCCGAGCAACGCGTTGACGGATGGCGGCATATGGCGCGTTCCATCATCGTCGCCGCGATGCGCATACCAGTGCGCGATGAGCTTCAGCATGGCTTCGCGCAGCGGCATCGGAACATCCGCAACTGCCGTCCCGAAGCCCGCAGTGAGCAGGATCTCGATGCCGTTGAGGCGTCGACCGGGGCGCGGGCGACTGCGCCCCGGCCGCAGCATCAGGCGGGGCGGGCGGGAGGCGCGGTCGGCCAGATAATGCGCGGGATCGATCACCGCCGCCACGTCGTCCTCGCCATAGACCTTGAGATCATTGATGGCGATCACCGGGAACAGCGGCAGCTCGAGGAGTCCGTCCTCGGGCCAGTCGTCCGCAAAGACGGACCAGCCCTGGGAGATGAGCCTCAGTCCCGTCGCCGCCTCGATGTGCCAGCGTGCGGCGGTGATCAGCGTGCTGATCAATGCATCTTCATCGGCATGACCGACCCGCAGATGCGCCTTCGCTTCGGCGAGCGAGACAGGCTCCACGGCTGGGGGAGTGGTGAGAATATGGGGCATGGTGTTTCCTGGCTTTCTGACAGCCCCCACCCGTCGCGCTCACGCGCGACACCCTCCCCGCTGAAGGGGGAGGGATGGGGTTCATGCATCCTCCCCCTTTACGGGGGAGGTGGCGCGAGAGCGCCGGAGGGGGTGCCTCAGGACACCCCGAACTTCATCAGCTTGATCGCCTCGAAGTTCTGCACGCCGCCGCCGACGCGCTTGGTCGTGTAGAAAAGCACGTAGGGCTTCGAGGAATAGGGATCGCGAAGAATCCGGACGCCGATCCTGTCGACGATGAGATAGCCGCGCCGGAAGTCGCCGAAGGCCAGCGCAAAGGTGTCGGTGCCGATGTCGGGCATGTGCTCGCTCTCGGCCACGGGGAAGTTCAACAGGCTGGCGCGGCCATCGGCGGTCGCCGCCGGCTGCCAGAGATAATTCCCCTGTCCATCCTTGAACTTGCGGATCACGCCTTGCGTCTTTCGGTTCAGCACCCAGTAGGCATTCTGGCGATAGCCGGCTTTGAGCGCATAGATCAGGTCGACCAGCTTGTCAGAAGGATTCGTCGCGGCGAAGGCGCCCGCCGTGCCGGTCGCGAGATAGCCGAGGCTGCCCCAGCTCCAGGTGGCGTCGGCGATCTTCGGATAATCGGTGAAGCCCTTCGGACGGTTGGTGCCGTTGCCGGTCACGAAGGCCTGGCTCTCCTGTTCGGCGAAGACGGTCTGCACCTCCTGGGCGATCCACTGGTCGAGGTTCACGGCACTGTCATCCAGCAGCGCCTGGGTCGCTGCCGGCATGGCATAAAGCTCCATGGCGGGGAACTGCAGTTCGGCCAGCGTCGGTGAAGCCGTCTCGGGCCGTGCAGCGGTCTCGCCCACCCAGCCTGTCGCAGCGCCCGAGACCGCGAAGGGCTTCTTGTACACGGCGGAAGACACCTGCCTTACGTCAGCGATGGCGCGGATCGGCGAGATGTTGGCGAGCAGCCTGCCGATCTCCGTTTCCGTCTCGGCGGGCACGAGATAGCCGCCGTCGGGAGCAGACGCGATCGACATTCTCTTCGCCTCGATGTCGAAGAGCCCCTGCGTTTCCCCCTTGCGCACATAGGCATCGAAAGCCTTCTTGTGCTCGAGATTCGAAGGTTTCTCCTCACTCGAAAGCTGCGGGCGGCGTGCCTTGAGGCTCAGCTCGTCCAGCGACCTGCCGATGCGCTCCACCTTTTCCTCGAGCAGCACGTCGGCGCTCATGCGCTTCTCGATCTCACCGAGGCGCTGGTCGTTCGCTTCCTTGAAGCTCTCGAAGGCGCGCAGCAGATCCTCGGCGGGATCGCCGCCCGCCACCTTGGTTTCCAGTCCGGTCATTCCATCCATGTCAATCATCACTCCTTGGTCGATTGAGGTTTGAAGAGGTCCGCAAGTTCAGCTTCGGCACGCCGCCTTGCGGCAGAGACGCGGGCACCGGCCAGCATGGGAAAGGTCACGAGCGAGATCTCCCAGAGATCAAGGCGATGGAGCCGCCTCAGGCCCGTCACGCGGTCGCGGCTCGCGGACACGGTGCGAAAGCCGATCGACAAGCCGTCGAGGCCCCTCTGGTCGAGCAGGGCCGAGAGTTCGCGGCCGCGCTGCACATCCATGTTGAGGCGGCCGCGCACGAGAAGGCCGCGCTCGTTCTCGACGATGTCGATCCATGCGCCGACGGGTTCCGAGGGATCATGCTGGAACAGCATGCGGATCCCGGAAGCGCCCCTCTGCTTCAGGCTCGCCGTGAAGGCGCCCGGCATCACGACATCGCCCGAGGCATCGGCGCGGTTGAACAGCGAAGCATAGCCCACGAACACGCCGGTATCCTGGACAACGGCCCGCGGCCGCGTGCCTTTCGGGCGCGGAGAAGAATGGTGCATTTGATGATGTTCCTGATTGTCCTCTCCCTGCTTCAGCGGGGAGAGGAAAGGGGCCCGTTGCGGAAGCAACGGGAAAGGTGAGGGGCAAACGGATGTTCTCGGTGATCAGGAGGGAACAGGGATGCCCCTCATCTCCCCCAATGCTGCGCATCGGGGCCCCTTCTTCTCCCCTCTCACGAGGGGAGAAGACATCTAGGTCCGTCCATACCCCACGGCAACGCGCTTTTCGTCCGTGGTCAGATAATCGGCAGCGCCCACCCTCGCCCAGAGCGCTTCCCGCTCGGCGGAAAGGGCTTCTACCTGGTCGGTGTCATGCGCCAGACGCAAATCCTTGCCGAAGTGCGACTCCAGCCAGTTGGTGAGGGCTTCGGCGGTGCGGGCGGCCAGCGGCAAGACGCTCTGGCGCCAGAAGCTGCGATTGGCTTCAGCGTAATTGGCGAAGGTGTTGTCCCCGGGAATGCCGAGCAGCATGGGCGGTACGCCGAAGGCGAGTGCGATCTCGCGGGCCGCCATGTTCTTGGCCTCGATGAACTGCATGTCGGCCGGCGAGTATCCCATCTCCTTCCAGTCGAGGCCGCCTTCAAGCACCATGGGCCTCCCGGCATTGAGGGCACCCTGGTAGGAGGCTTCGAGCTCCCGCTTCAGGCGCTGGAACTGCTCGGCCGTGAGGTTCCCCTGCCCGTCGGGCGTGCGATAGATCAATGCGCCGGAAGGACGTGCCGCATTGTCGAGCATCGCCTTGTTCCAGGCGTTCGCCGCATTGTGCGTGTCGATGGCGCGGGCGGCAGGCTCCAGCGGTGAGAGGCCATAATGGTCGTTCAGCGGATGAAACAGCCTGAGGTGCAGAACGGCCTCACCCGACAACCTCGCCGTTAATCCGTTGGCGGAGTATTCATATGCGTCAGGCCAGCCATCGGCACCGGGGATCACCTTGATGCGGTCGGGTCGCAGCACGTGGAGTTCCCGCATCTCGCCGTCAAGAACCACAGCTTCGAGATAGGCATTGCCCGATACCTGCAGGAAGCCATAAAGCCGTTCGAACATTTCGCGTCCCGAGACGGCCGGGCTTGGACGATGCAACAGGTCAAGCAGCGGGTGCGCGCTTCTCTCGCGGTCCCCCTCGTAGAGCAACCAGGGAATGCTCGCGGCGGCCTCGGCGATCATGCGGGCGCAGCGATAGCCGATGGCATTGCCGCTGTAGCCAGCATCAGCAAGTGCCGCATAGTTCCGCGGCGTCCATTGCGGCCGCCCTTGCGTATGCAGCGCGATCACGGGTGCCGTGGCCGACCGCTTGATCTCGGGGGCGAGGAGGTGTTTCAGGTATTGAAGCATGTGTTTCCTTTCGTCATCGCCCCGCCGAAGCGGGGAGAGGAACGAGAGAGTGGGGCCGTCATCACACCACCCGCACCCGTGGCTCGCCGCTCTTCCTCAGCATCAGGTCCGTTACGGCCCAGACCAGTGCGTCCAAACGGTCGGGGCTTCTTCCTTCGGTGATGGCGGAGCACATTTCGTCCTCGAGTTCGGGGAAGACGCCGGCGTGTGACACGCGGCCCTGCTCATAGAGCGCGGCCACAGGTTCGGCCCTCGCCTGCTTGCCTCTTGTTGCATGAACCGCGCGATAGCTCAGGTCCGGTTCGATCTCGCGGAGCACGGACTCCACCATGTCACCGCCCTGGTTGACCTCGGCCACCACACGATCGGCGGCGCGGGCGCGGTAGAGCGCCACCACGCGCTTCGCCCATTGCGCGGGGCGTCGGCCCTGCACGGAGAAATCATCAAGGATATAGGCGCGGCCATCGAGGCCCAGCCCTGCGCACACAATCCCGCAGGCATTCGATCCCCTTCCCCTGCCCGCCGGCGGATCGACCGCCACGACGATGCGGCGGAGCGACGGGGCTTCGCGAACCCTCGCTTCCTCGATCTGATCGCGCGTCCACAGCGCGTCCGGATCATCCTCGATCATCTCGCCGTCCAGTTCCTGGCGGCCAAGCCTTGTTCCGCCATAACGCTCCTGCATGTCCTTCAGGAACGACTTCGCAAGGAAGTTCCGGTTCTGGTCCGTCCGCATGCGGACGGTTTCGACCTTCTCCTCCGCCACGAGCTTCTTCAAGAGTGGGATGGGCCGCGGCGTCGTGGTCACCACCATGCGGGGCGCCTCACCCAGCCGCAGGCCAAGCGAGAGCATGTCATATGCGCCTTCAGGGTCCTTCCATTTCGTCAGCTCGTCGCACCAGGCCGCATCGAATTGCGGCCCTCTGAGCCCATCCGGCTCTTCCGCCGAGAAGACATGCGCCACCGCGCCATTGGGCCAGGTAATCTGGCGCTTGGACGGCTCATATCTTGGCCGCCATTCCTCGCGGTGAACTGACATCAGCCCGGATTGTCCCTCGATCATCACGAGGCGTGCCTCATCGAAGGTCGGCGCCACGATGGCGATGCGGCGCGCTCGTGGCGGCAGCTCGCCCATGACACGCTGGCGCACCCATTCAGCCCCGCAGCGCGTCTTGCCTGCGCCACGCCCCCCAAGCAGAAGCCAGGTGCGCCAGTCATCATGCAACGGTCCGCCCTGACCGGGGCGCGAGAGAGTCTGGAAATCACCTTCGACATCCTCGAATTCAACCGGCGTCAACTGGCCCAGCATCACCAGAACCGCGCCAAGATCCAGCCAGAGCAGCAA